GGGGAATCGAAATACAGTGATACTTGGTGGTACTCACCTGACACAATCGTGATGTCCGAAAAGATTTACACCCACTATGCACTAAGTGTATAATAGAACAAAAGGAATATTATGGCAGATGTTATGATTGACATTGAATCACTCGACACTAGTCCTGACTGTGTGATTCTAACTATTGGTGCAGTACTATTTGATCCTAAGGGTCATGGTATTATTGATAAGATTGAAATTAGACCTACTATTGAGGATCAAACAGAAATCTATAACCGTACCATCAATGATGCAACAATGGAATGGTGGGCTAAACAAAGCCCTGAGGCAATTGAGGAAGCTATGGGAGATAGAGACCGTGTCTCGTTCAGTGAGGCTATGGATCAATTGTATAAGTTTTGCTGGAATCGTGCTAAGGGTGCATGGAGTAATGGTGCAAGTTTTGACGTGGTAGCTATGGATCATGCATGGAGACAACTTGGACGCAACACACCCTGGAACTTCTGGGACATTAGAGATACTAGAACGCTATATGATATTACAGGCGTCAGATTAAAAGACGGTGGACATATTACAAGTCACAAAGCTGTAGAAGATGCTGAACGACAAGCAATTGTTGTACAACAAGGTTATGTAAAATTAATTAAAGCAGGATTAATTTCTCCTAAATGATATAGATTTTGCGTATAGGGATAAATACAATAGGAGAATACAACATGAACCCTATTGACAACAAATATACTAAACACTATTGGAAACTTATTGATACTAGAAAAAATAGAATTATTGATGGTTATACAGAAAAACATCATATAATTCCTAGAAGTTTAGGTGGCACTAATCTTAAAAATAACTTAGTATCACTTACACCTAGAGAACATTTTATAGCACATCTCTTACTCTCTAAAATGTTTGATGGTGATGAAAAATATAAAATGTATTATGCCTTTAATATGATTTTAGTAAAAAGTAAAGATAATCAACGATATAAACCAACTAGCAGATTTTATGAACGAGCAAGACATTTGGTAGGAGAAACATCATCTAAACTCAACAAAGGCAAGGTACCGTGGAATAAAGGTTTGCCAAGAACGCAAGCAGTTAAAGATGCGGTTAGTAAAGCTAATAAAAATAAGCAAGCCTGGAATAAAAATATTCAAAGAACAACAGAAGACCGAGAAAAAATGAAAGCAGGATGGGCACAAAAAACATCATCTAGCATATTTGTACCTCATAATAAAGGGCGAAAAGAAAAGAAATACCACTGTACTCACTGTAACAATTTGATAAGTGGTATGGGTGCGTTTGTACAATGGCACGGAGATAATTGCAAGAACAATCCTATTAATGCAGGAAAGCAAGCACCTATTACTCATTTTACAAAAAATAATCCAAGTAACATAAAGAAACAATGTGAGCATTGCGGTAAAGAATGCTCATTGCCAAATTACAAAAGATGGCACAGTAACAATTGTAAATTAAAGGGACTGAAATGAAGTTTGAATCTGATGTAGATATTGATTTTGCCGATAGATCAGAGATGTTGCTGCATATAAAACATACCAGTGCGGCAATGCGTAATGTCAATCCTATCCGTAAACATGCTACAGGTATATATGTTACCCCAATACCATATGATCCAGTTAATGATATAGCAAGTATTGATTATACTATCGCAGAAAAGCGAGGATACTTTAAATTAGACTTGTTAAATGTTCATGTATACGAAAATATCAGAAACGAAGAACACTTAATTCAATTAATGCGAGAACCTGATTGGAGTAAACTCAAGGATAAAAATTTTGTTGAAAAATTAATACACTTGAATAATCAGTATTATAATTTAGAAAAGATGCCAGAACCAGTAGATAGCATTCCAAGGCTTGCTATGTTTTTGGCAGTTATTCGTCCCGGTAAGAAACATTTAATAGGATTGCCTTGGAAAGAAATAGCTAAAACTGTTTGGGATAAGGGAACTGATGGGTACATATTCAAGCGGTCGCATTCTTGTGCCTACGCACAATTAGTAGTAGTACATATGAATTTATTAGGGGAGGCGTCTGACAAGGGTGATGCTGCGCCTCTTGCTACGGCGTTTAAGTAATTCATCCATACTACATACTGGTCCATGAACGATAACTAGGCTTTTGTTAGCAAAGGTTCGTAAATAGGGTTTAAAAACACTCCATTCGTCCTTTAAAAACAGATTTATAGGTATAAGTCTGTTGCTTTCCCACCACCAAATATCTCCTAATTCTAGGAATCTTTCCTTGTACTCAGAATCTACGATAGCACCATAGTCATATATGGTAGTAACAACATCATCACGATTTTGCACTATTCCAACATAATCTTGGTTGGCATACGAACACACAGTAATAAACGGGTGATTATCAGTTAAGCGTTTGAAAAAATCGGTTTGAATCATTGTAATTAAATATACTTTATTTATTATCGGGCAAACCAAACTATATAAAAGAAATTTTATTATGCTAAATATAGTATTAGGAGCCTACATTTGTGTACACAACATCCGTTTTTTATTATGTCCAACGAAACATTGTGGTCCTTTTGTCGGGACTCTCACCAAGGAAATATATGCCAGTATATGCAAAACCACTGACCCTGCATAAAGGGGTAAATAATCAACTACAATTCCAATTCTTAAATCAAGAACAAAAGCCAGTTGATATTACTGGTAAAAGTATTACTTGTCGTATTCTTAGCTATACTGGTAATGAAATTCTTTTACAAAAAGATTTAACAATTCAATTTGGTCCTACAGGTATTGCCGCACTATTTGTAACTCCCAGTGATTTGATAGACATTGAAGCACAAAAATGCTATTACACATTGGAAATTCCAGTTGGCGATTTTGACTTCCCTGTATTTGTAGATCAAAATGCTGGTGCTCGTGGTATACTAAATATTGTAAATAGCGTATTACCTAATTTTATTCCTTCATATGAGATTACCATTCCAACTGGACAGCAGTTCCCAAATACTAACCCAAGTAATTCAGGGGATAGCAATTTAACTTACTATACTAGCGTTTTAAGCACAAACGACAACCCAGTATTGACCATACAAACAGAATACATTGAATATTATGGAAACACAACTATTCAAGGTAGCAGTATCGTAGATAACGATTGGTATGATATTACTACTACTGAAACTGTATCCAATGTATCACAGACTGTAGGATATGTAATACAAGGTTTTCATCCATACATCAGGATGCAATTCACAAGTAACTCGGGTGCAGTTGCTAATATCTTGACCAGATAAAGTTGTTTATTTGATTCTATTGTGTTATACTCAATAGATGTTTGATATTCTCTCTATATTACCTGGTAAAAAGAAACAAACAAGTTCAGGATGGACTAGCTTTAACGCTATCTGCTGTACCCACTTTGGACATAGTGCTGATAAACGGATGCGCGGTGGCATAAAGTTTGATGGTAGTAACTGGACCATGCATTGTTTCAATTGTGGATTTAAATGTAATTTTACGCTAGGTAGAAGCATCAATGTTAAAACACAAAATCTATTAGTTTGGTGTGGTATAGACATCCAACAAGTTAAGCGTTGGAGTTTAGAAAGCCTACAACAAAAAGATTTAATTGATTTTACTAAACCAAAAAAATTAAAAATAAAAATAAAGTTTAATGACCATGAGTTACCTGAGGGTGAGATCGTAGATATTAATAATCCATCGCACAAAGTATATGTAGACTATCTACAAAAAAGAAAGATAGATAGTAATGTCTATCCATTCTTAATAACTCCCAACGAGAGGGGTAGAATGGCTAACCGTGTGATTATCCCTTATACCTATAAGAATAAAATTGTAGGGCATACCAGTAGATTTTTAGATAACAAAATCCCCAAGTACATCAATGAACAGCAACCAGGCTATGTTTTTAATATAGATATTCAAAAACCTGAATGGCAGGTATGTATTGTAACTGAAGGTATATTTGATGCATTGAGTATCGATGGTGTTGCAGTAATGCACAATGACATTAGTAATGATCAAGCATTATTATTAAGCACACTGAACAAGCAAATTATATTAGTACCAGATAGAGATAAGACAGGATTAGAGTTATGTGATAGAGCATTAGAATTAGGATATAGTGTTAGTTTACCAAATTGGGATAGTGATGTAAAAGATGTGAACGATGCAGTTGTTAAATACGGTAAACTACCAACATTGTTAAGTATATTGCATAGTGCTACAAATAGTAAAATCAAAATAGAAATGCAAAGGAAGAAAATTGTCAAAGCAGGAATCTAAAAAACAAATTGAATATACAGTAGATGTACAAAAATTATTCTTACGGATGATGATTACAAACGCAGAGTTATATACTCGTGTCATGAACATCATGAACAGTGAGAACTTTGACCGTTCATTAAGACCAGTCGCAGAAATGTATAAGGAGCATACTGACAAGTATAAAATACTACCTGATACAAATCAAATCAAAGCAATGACTGGTGTAGATATTGAAACTATTCCTGAAATGACTGATGGTCATTATGAATGGTTCTTTGACGAGTTTGAAGCATTTACTAGACGACAAGAATTAGAAAGAGCTATCCTTAAATCAGCAGACTTACTTGAGAAGGGCGACTTTAGTCCAGTTGAAAAATTGATTAAAGATGCGGTTCAAATTAGTTTACAAAAAGATATGGGTACCGATTATTTTGCAGATCCTGCAGGTCGTATTAACAGATACTTTAATAACGGTGGGCAAGTATCTACTGGATGGCCACAAATGGATAAGATATTATATGGTGGCATGAGTCGTGGCGAGTTGAATATCTTTGCAGGTGGCAGTGGTTCAGGTAAGAGTTTGGTTATGATGAACTTAGCATTGAACTGGATTCAGACAGGAATGAGTGGGGTATACATCACCCTAGAATTAAGTGAAGAATTAACTAGTTTGCGCACTGATGCGATGTTGACAAATATGGGAACTAAAGCGATTCGTAAAGATATTGATACTACTGAATTGCGTGTTAAAATGGTTGGTAAAAAGTCAGGTAAGTACCGTGTTAAGGGTTTACCTGCACAAAGCAATGTCAATGATATCAGAGCATATTTGAAGGAAGTGCAGATACAGACTGGGATCAAAATTGATTTTGTGATGGTTGATTATCTTGATTTGGTTATGCCAGTAAGTGTTAAAGTTAACCCCAACGATCAATTTATCAAAGACAAGTATGTTGCGGAAGAATTGCGTAATCTAGCAAAAGAGATGGGTATATTGTTAGTTACAGCAAGTCAGTTAAACCGTAGTGCAGTTGATGAGATCGAATTTGATCATAGTCACATTGCAGGTGGTATTAGTAAGATTAACACAGCAGATAATGTATTTGGTATTTTTACAAGTCGTAGTATGCGTGAGCGTGGTAAGTATCAGATTCAATGTATGAAAAGTCGTAGTAGTACTGGTGTTGGTCAAAAGATTGACTTGGAATATAACATTGAAACTATGCGTATTACAGACGAGGGCGGGGAAGACGGAGATAATGAAAATAGTTATAGACCACAACCTAAACCATCTGATTTGTTAAGTCAGATAAAAACTCAATCTACCATCGATAGTACCACAGGAGAAATTACTGTTGAACCATTGACTAGAACAGTACAAGCAGATGTCCAGAGTTCAAAGTTAAAATCGTTGTTGAATTCTTTAAAGAAATAATTATCCAATAGTCAGATAAATACATTTAGGATCATTTATATGCAACAACAAACCCGTTCGCTATTGAAGGAATTAGAGGCTCTTGGAAATAATCGTGATGCAAGTCATGTTATTGAGAGCAGAGCCCACAATATCATAACAAGTGCGATTAATTTAGTAGAATTAATTAACAAACATTTTCCTGAAGAACAGGCTGTAATTTTAGAAAAAAAGCTATTAAGTGCTATAAAAAGTAAAGAGCCATCTAGATTTTCAAAATCAATAAGAAAGAAACAATAATTTTTGGTTAAAAGATAACCAAAACCGTGTTTTTTTGGTGCCTGGCATAAATATATACATGAATCAGTAGGATTCAACATATTTAAGGAATATTTAAAATGGCACAATTTACAAAAGTTAATGGTGACTTACTACCAGTATTACACCTAGATTCACCAGCATATACAAATGCAGGCGCAAATGCAGTTTCTTCAGGTTCTGCTGTACAACCTCAAGGTCCAAAGCTACAATTCTTCACAGTTACAGCTAGCGGATCAAGCGCATTGACAGGTACACAAGTTAACTTGATCATCCAAGCTACACAACAATTAGCTACAGTTTACATGTATGAGTTTACAACTGCTGGTCCTGATACACTAGCAATGGCTGTATATCCAACAGGTGCATGGACAACTACATCTTTAGCTACAGCTATCAATGCTGAATTGACAGCAGGTGGTGTTGCTAACACAACATCAGTTTCAGCTACTGCTACATTCACAGGCTAATTTAGTCAAACTTAAAGAACCCGGGAAATTCTCGGGTTTTTTTACCTCTGTTAAATAGTAGTATGAGTCATATCATAACTTGCTATACACTATTTGACATCACACAAACAAATGTCCTCAACCGTAGCCGACCACAGGCTGATCAGGATATAAAAGAATGGACATATAAACGCAATACACAAAGTAATTTTGATACTATTCAACAAGTTATATCATTGCGTAGTCAACCTGAAAATATAAGTAAACCTAAAAGAAAAAATATAAGATTTGATGAGTTTACTGAGTTTGGATTTTTATTTGAGCAAGAAGAAGATCAGACATATCCTTGTTGGTCATTTGACTTTACGATACATCATCCTAGCGTTTTTAATGATGGTATAGATGAGTTAGGAGCATTATATCACGACTGTGATCAAGTACCTATGATTAAGTGCAACACTGAATGGACAAAGCTTCCATCAATGTTAGATAGTAGCGATGAACTACGAAATATATATTTTAAAGTATTAAAAGATGATTAATCAAAAGATTATTAATAAGTTTGAAAAAACTTTTACCAAAGATACAATAGAAAAATTACAAGATTTATCTGTGGTACAAGATTTAGATGGATCCTATCATCTCTTTAACAAGTATAGAATAACTAAAAATAACGATTTGTACTGTGTAAAACTATATGAATCAACAAATGGAAGATCATTTAATGTATTGAAAAATGCAGTTGCATGGTGTACATATGACAGAAGAAACTTGGTTCAAGATTCTGCTAGAATTTTACAACTAGACAATAGGTTAGCTGGATTAGAAGCTGAGATACAATTGCATCAACAATTAGTAAAGCGCACCAAAAAAACAGAAGAAAAATTGATTTATTTGGCTAAATTGACCGAAGAAAAAATGGAAAAGCGAAATATAACTGCTCAACTAACCAAGTATATAAAAGACTCACGAGGTTGGCAGGAAAGAAGACTTGCCTCAAAATCCTAAAAATATCTAGGCAAATGATAAATACATTATAAATTTCTATGGAAACCAATATGAAACTAACAGAACTTGCAAACAAACGCAGCTATGCTACTAGAGCACTTAAAGAGCAATATGAAATGCCCTTTAGTGTAGATAAAATGTCTATGTCATCAACCAGAACTATGTTACTTAAAGTTCGTGGATTGATCGCAGAGTCAAAACAATCTGCAGGATATGCTAAAACAGCAGATGCGTCTTATATGAAACTTGTTTTTATGGAACAAGCATTAAAAGATCATATGTATGACTTGAAAAACAGTCCTCGTTCACGCATTGTATTTGAGAACGAAGAAGTAGAAAAATCACAAGTTGTTTTGGCAGCCCAAGATATGGTTGATCAAGTACAAAAAATGCTTGAAGATGTTGGACAAATGCAAGTTAAAGAACTACCTGCATTGGTTTCAAGTATTGAAAGCGAAATTGGTGTAAACGAAAGCCAAAGATACAATGAAGAAGTTTCTGCACAGTTAGATACATTATCTGCCGCATTAAAAGAATCTTCAACCGCATTGAAGAACGCATTGAATGGCCTTACTGGTCAAGCAGTAGATGCAGCATTTGATGCTGGTGCCGAATTAGGGGCTGATGCTGGTATTGATGCAGGAGAAGACATGGCAGACATGGAAGGGCCTGAAGATTTTGAAGAGCCTGAACTACCTCCAGAAGAGCCTGAAATGCCTGCTACAGGTGGAGTTGGCAGAGCTAAGAGATAATATGTTTCTCTTTGAACTTGAAGATCCAGAAGTTGTAAAATTAGCAGCCATTGTCGCACAATTAAAAAGTGAGATAGATGATGGCTCAGTTGATCCTAACTGGACTACTGATATGCTAATAGATTATCTACATCAAACTGGTATCAATTTAGATATAACTGACCTATACGACATGATAAAGAATCCCCCATTGAATACACTAATAAGTAACATACAGGGTGACAAGGTAGTATTTAAAGGTCATGATGATACTATGAGAAACAATGATCCATCGCAAGATCAAAAAGTAGTTGGTCAAATGGCTCAAAATGCTATGAAATAAATCAAGAGTCTGGTTACCCAGACTCTTTCCAAATGTGTTGATAGTTCTATTATTATCAATTATAATTGACACAATGTATAATCCAAACAAATATAAATACGAACCGTTATTTAGAGTAGAAATTGACGGGAAGCGTAGATATGCAACACCCGATGGTGAGAAACTACCCAGTGTCACTACTATATTAGACGCAACTAAAAGCGAAGAATCAAAAGCTGCATTACAAAACTGGCGCAATAGAGTAGGCGTTCAAAAAGCAAAAGAAATTACCACAGAAGCCGCAGGTCGTGGAACACGAATGCACAAGTGGTTAGAAGATTATGTAAAGACAGGAGTCATAGGCACTCCCGGAAGCAATCCATACAGTATTCAAAGCCACAAAATGGCAGAAACTATCATCTATCAAGGGATGAGCAAGTGCAATGAATACTGGGGCACAGAAGTTCCACTATACTTCCCTAAAATCTATGCAGGAACGACAGACTTAGTAGGTGTACATGATGGTGATGATGCTATCATGGATCACAAGCAAACTAACAAGCCCAAAAAGCGTGAGTGGATTGAAGATTATTTTATTCAGTTGGCAGCATATGCTAATGCACATAATGAAGTACATGGAACAAAAATACACAAAGGTGTCATTTTTATGTGTTCTGCTGATAATATCTATCAGGAATTTATATTAGAAGGTACTGAATTTAACAAATACACTGATTTGTGGTTCAGACGAGTTGAACAATATTATCTAAAGTTCCTATAACATTTAACACAGGAAATTGATAAATAAGTGTGAGGAAGATTCACACTTATGGCTATTGTCCAAATTTCAAAAATGCAGCAACGAGCAGGCAACTTAGTTGACCTGCCACAACTTGACAACGGTGAGTTAGGTTGGGCCACTGACGCAAATAGACTTTTTATTGGTCGTAGTGGTAACATTTATTCTAGTGAAAATGTAGAAGTATTAACTTCTTATTCTAATATTAGTTTAAGTCAAATTTCTGGCAGCGACGGCGCAAATTTAAATTTTAGTAGTGCTCAAAACGGGCAGCTAATGACTTATGTAGCCAGCACTAATACTTGGGAAAATTATACTGGAGATTCCAGTCAACTAGATGGTGGAAAATTAAAATTAGGTAATGTTGCAAATCTTAGTATCGGTGGAGGTGCAGCAGGATATATACTACAAACCGACGGTCTTGGTAATTTAAGTTGGACTACACAAACTGGTTCAGGTGGCGGTGGAAATGTTGGCGGTAGTAATACTACTGTTCAATTCAATGATTCTGGATTATTCAATGGTGTAGCTGCCTTTACTTTCAATAAACTCACAACAACATTAACAGTAACATCAGGCAATGTCAATATAGGTAATTTAAATGCCACTGGAGTAGTTGCTGGTACTAGATTATTTTCAAACATAGCAACAGGTACAGCACCGTTAGTAGTTTCTTCAACTACACAAGTTGCTAATTTAAATGCAGCAACAGCAGGCCTTGCAACATTTGCAACAACAGCGAATGCAGTAGCAGGTGCTAATGTAAGTGGTCAAGTTAATTATGCCGCAGTTGCAAATAGTGTTGCAGGTGCTAATGTCAGTGGTGCGGTTGCTAACGCA